CTGCATCTATCAATCTACCGGTCAGCTGAAACAAATTCAGAATATGCTTCAGTTGTTATCGAGGGGGACCAACCAATCAAAGAAATGCACGAAGCCCTCAAGGTATTCAATAAAGAATACTTGTTCGGCCTGGATATGAGCATCCTTAACAGAATTGATGTAGATATCATATAATATGGCTTTTGATTGGGGGGAATACTTTAAACTCTCTGAGGATTTAATCTCCAGAATTGAAACGGATGATTCTGATATCGATGCTGAAGCATTCTACAGAAGTGCAATCAGTCGGGCCTACTACTCTGCATTAAACCCAATTAAGCGAATATTAGAAAGTCAGAATGTCCGGGCAAGGGCTGATAAAGAGGGAACGCATCAATGGATCATGAGTCTGCTAGAAGAACGAATTCCAGAATTCCCCGATCTTCGTGTACCGTGGAACCTTTTACGTAAGATGCAAAAAGGCCGACAGTCAGCTGACTATGATGCACACTTCAGTCCTAAAGTTAATGGTAGTGTTATTTCAACACATCCGGAGCGGTATGCACATAAGTCTATTCTGGATGCAAACGAAGTTAGAGAAGCACTGCAATTAATTAAGGATTCTGAGATCTACTAGATTGGCATCAAAGACTCACTCCCCCACCAGGAAGCACCCTGACCGCTGGCAAATAAACTATCGCAAACCTGAAACAGGCAAGCGAACCTCCCGCATATTTTACGGCTCCGAGTCAGGCGCTGAACGTGAGTGTCGCCGGCATGAAGCATCCCTGGAATACTACCGTCAGCACAAACATGAGTTCGGATCCTCAACTTCACTTCAAATAGCTGCCAATGAATTCCTGGACATCAGGATGAAAACTGTAGCAGCTGAGACCTACAAGCACGACAAGAGATCCATAGAACAAATCAGCAAAATATTCTCATACGATTCACAAGTGGACCAGATGAAGATGAAACACATTGAGCAGCTGAAGTCTCACATGCTCACTGGAGAGAAGAAATATGCAGCAGCTGGTATTAATTTAATCCTGCGCCATTTGAAACACTTCCTCAGGTGGTGTCGAGATATGGAATATCTCCAGCGGATCCCGAAGATCACCATGCTCCTGGAGCCCCAAAAGGAGATCGTCTGGCATTCCAGGGATGAGATCAAAAATATCATCACATCAAGTGATCACGAGCCCACAAGGGATCTGATTCGTCTTTACGTCCTCACAGGCGCAAGAACGAAGGAATTACTCAAAGCAAGGGTATCATATTACTCAGCGAAAGAAAGCCGGCTGGCAGTACCAGCAACCACGGCCAAGAGCAGAACGAAGCGATACCTCTACCTGAATAAGGAAGCAAAGCGGATTATCAGACCCTACCTGAAAGGTAAAAAGCCTCACGATCCAATTTTTGATGTCTCACGAGATGGATTTGCCAGTAGATATGGTACAGCCTGTACCCGAGCAAAAATAAAATCTTCCCCTCATGCACTTCGCAGAACCGCCGGTGCCTGGTTGATCCTGGCCGGGGTAGATATCTATCGGGTTTCGAAGTGGCTGGGGCATAGTTCCGTGGTTGTCACAGAGAAATATTATGTGGATATTCTCCCCCAGGACTACCACAATTCATCCAATAATTTAACTGTAGTGTAGTAAATCGCCTCGCAAATCGTTGTAACTTACTGAGTATCAGTCATAAACGATCTACTTAAAATCCCTCGGCCTTTAAAGCTGTGCCGGTTCGATTCCGGCCCCGGGTACTACCTTCATACACTGTTTATATTGCACTTATAAAACCATATCAGGCTGATATGAGAGACCACTCATGAGTCAAAATATCGCATTCTATTCCCATAATGACCCATAGTTACTACAGGGGTGTAGTAAATCGGTAGTAAATAATTATGCATATTCGTGTCCCATGATGCGAACACGGCGACCCCGCTGCATGATCTCCATCACTTCAAATTTCTGAGCACTCCAGCTCAAACCGCCGGCATTATGAGTTACTGTAATTACATCGCCTCGCTCCAGGATGGTGCCCTGCAGATTCGTCTCGAAGATCACGCCCCAGTCCTGATCTTTAAAAATACTTAACAATAGATCATTCTGAGCTCCGGCGCTGGTATCGTCAGTCGTGTAATGGTTCTTTATTAATTTTTTGAGTGAACCAAAATCAGTTTCACTACTTGAATCATAAGCGATGTCAGTTTCCTGGAATTCATCGGTAACAGGATTTGGGAAGTAATCCATGCTAAATCGATTGAACACATCTTCCATATCGATTTTAAATACCTGCAGCGAACCCCTTATGATATTAGCCGTTGTGAAGCTTTTCACTGACGAACCACCAGGGACAACTCTAGTTATCTTTGGATATCCATTTTCATCAAATATCCAGTTAACGCCATTTAATTTGCAGATATCGTTGAAAAGATCCTCAAACATTATTTTTGCATCTATACTGAAATTACCAACGATACCATCAGTATCCATAGCTGTTGCTACTGTATCGAAGGAGCCCGTATTTGGAGTTAAGCCTCCATCTTCTCTCAATAATGATTCGAGGATCCCTGCCATGTTTTCGATATTGGAACCACTTAAACCATTATCCGGATGATTTGGCCTGCTATTTATCCAGGTATCATACTCTCTTCCAGACCCTTCGATGTAGATATCTAATTCTTTCCCACGTTTATATTTTATCCGCTTGTAGACTTCATAAATCTTAGCTGTGTGATATCCAACAGGCGAGACATCATTTACCCCATTTAAATAGCACTCAACACCCTGGGCAACCCTGGATGCTGTAGCGCTGGCTCCTGAGTAAGTGTTTACTGCATAATAGGAGGTGTTTGGATTTGTCTCTACAGACACACCATCGATGGTCAAATCTCTACCAGGCCACACACCACCAGTCGTTGACAATGATGATCGGGCATAAACGATGATCTCAGCGATATCCGCATCAGCTATTCCTGGTTCATAGGTGGCAAAATCAATAGTAAACTCTGAATGCTGGTTAGAGGCGATTGCCCCAATATCTTCAGCATACAATACTGCATAATGGGAGTCAGAGTTCGATTGGTCACAGGCATACTCTGGATCACTATAGCTGCTATAAGGAGGATTATCGTATTCACCACTGGTTGAACCATCTCCAAACATATAATCGTATAAATAAGGATCCGTGTCAATCTCCACAACCGTATAGCCGTTCACTGTGGTGACAGTATGGGATGCTACCTTGACCATTCGACCTAAAACATCATCATACCCCCATGCGTTGTATATGCTTCCCGAGTCAGGTCCATCTCCACAAATTATTCGACGCTTCCCCGCTACTACGCCACCGTCAATTCCACGGATGAGTGTTTGCTCCCGATCAAAGTTGGTGAGGGATGCTGTGAGATGGCAGAAATTCCATGTATTGTTTCCGTATATTGTTGGGATTGGTTTCCCAACACTCTCCTGTGGCGCCCCAGGGAAATCTCCCCAATTTACGCTATCCGAAGGTATCTCTATTATTGGTATCGACCCCTCTTGAACAGCCAACTCTACCACACTGTCACTCAATCGAAAATTGGATTTCACCTTCCCAGTGTAAAGAAGCAGGTCATCAGGAGGGGTTAACCCCGCGAAGTGCTGGTATACTTTAACAGTTTTATTCCCCCATACCTTCGACTTGTGGGCGGTGAACCAATCATCCAAATTGTTGATCCGAATCGTGATGTCACCGATCTGCCCGCCACCCCGCTCCCTGGGGGTTTTGAGAGACAGCGAAAGATCGTTCATGATTCGACCATCATAAACATTCGAATCCTCGTCAGTATAATCCCTGTCAGATAAGTACACGGTACCGGCATCTAATTCTATTTTCACCAAGAGGACAGGTTCACTATAAGCAGCGGCTATTCCCGACAAGTAGTCAGCAGGAGCAGTTTTCACAATTCTTCCTCCAGGATCACATCAATGTCGAAGCGATCCTTTACCTGGGTGTATTTGAAGGGATTCATCCAGCGTACTGTGTGATATGCAGAAGCAGTATCCCGGTACACAAAAGTTCGATACGATTTGTTTACCTGGTCAAACATGGCTTCCAGATCATCAATCATATCACCATCAATGCCCCTGAAATTCAATTCATACCGGTCCCGCTCCTCACCAACCTTGCGACTGATGAACTTACCACCGGCATTTAACTCATGCTCCACATTGTAACTTGTGATGGGATCAACATCCCGCTGAGGACGCTTATCTTCCAGATCCCAGGTGACACTGAGAGTCGGACTCGTTTGAGTTGGGAAATACATGCCTAAAATTACTGCCAGTGCCATTAGGGGATATACTCCTGTAAAATGATTTGTCCTTCATATCGCGCATGGGATTGTGGCTTAAACTGTGATCCATCAGCCAGGCAACGCACCACATAGGTTGGGTAGGGAAAGGTTCTATATCCGGTAAAGATCAGGCGGGTATCAGCACCATCTATGGTATCCAGGTAGCTCCTGAATGTCGCCGCCTGGGTAGCAGTCAAATGTTTGAAAGTGAATATCCAATGCCTCAGCTTTGAGCCAAGCATGTACGCCATTCTGCTCAGATCATCGAACTCGATAAGCTCAATGGGAACATCCTTGGTATAAACAACGGACTTCACATCAGCGTTGTCCCAGGTGAGTGTGGATCCAGATGGATATATTTGCAGTTGCACATCAACTCCGCACAGCCAGCTCGATCTGATTACGCTTGGCCAGATCCACGAGAGGTGGAGCAATTGATACCTCAATCATATCCTTGAGCTCACCTTTCAGCCGGATCTCAAGCACACCATCGAATCTACCACCACCAGAACTACCCCCAACAACACCACCCTGGGCATAACCGGGACCGCCCTGGCGCAAGCGCTCCACATTATCAACGCCTCCCCAGCGCCTGATATCTTCCTGACTCCAAACATCTTCCCCACGGTGAACAATACCAGCTGGTTCATATTTGCCACCGAACCCGGTGAAGCCACCTGTATCAAATGAGCCTGGGAATAGAAACTTCAAAAATGAGGCCCCACCAGTGACCACCTGTCCTCCAGGCAAAAACTGGAGCAGCATATATAAAGCAGCCTGCGCTGCCAATTGTGCAGCAATTGATTTCAATGCGTTCACCACAGCATCACCCATGTTTTGCCCATCAATTGCTGCCGAAGCAAGAGCATTTGAAAACTGTCTGGCCATGGGTAGGACATCGTCAAAGTAAGTCTTCAAATCGTTATCCGGGAGATCCAGTGCATCTCTATATTCGAGGGTCAATGGTATAAGTTGGTCCAGGATTCGGAGAGCTGTTTCTTCCTCCACCAGTGCCACGGCAAGGGCTTCATGAAGTCTTGTATTCTCCTCCACAACTTCAGATTGTTTTTTGTATAAGCCCCGTAGATCTGCCTGAAGGATGGCTAAATTTTGTCCTCGAGTGAAAGAATTGTCATATTCCAGTCCGAGACTTTTATAAATCTCCGTTAAGCCCTTATCCCCCAGCTCAGCACCGAGTTTCCCATATTCTGATATGAGGCGCTCCACACCACTAATCTGGAAGTTTAACTTCTTTGATTCTGTTTCAGCTCGGGACATCCCATTGGCAACACCCTCCCACCAATCAGATCCAGGTGCTCCAGCAAGGATATTCGCCCACGATTCTGCAAGGAGCCCCAATCCACTTGCCAGCGGTGCCAATAACGGGAGCAGTAATTTGCCAAAAGAAACAGACATATCCTCAATTTGTGCCCTATACCTTGCGAATTTATCAGCATCTGAATCTACAACACCGCCAATTTTCTTTAAATTCTCACTTCCAATATCCAAGGCTTTATTTATAAATGCCTGTTTACGTTCGACATCTGTTAGCTCACGGGCAGTTTTCCCCAGAGACTGAGCATATTCTTCATTTGCCTGATTAACATCAAAGAGGATACCCAGATTATCCAACATCAGCTTGCTGCCACGACCCAATCCAGTAACAATGGAATTGAGCATAAATTCCATGGATTCGCCGGTTGCTTGTGAGGATCCACGGGCGATCATCAGCATTTCATCAAAACGCTCTAATGGCAAGCCAAGGAGTGCTGCAGAATTATATTTCTGCATCAGCTTCATTTCTGAAATAGTCCCAGCCGTGGCGACTTTCATTTTTTGAAGCATGAGGTCTGGTTCGTCAGCTAATTCAGTAAATGATCGTTTAACTACATTGGCAGTGGCACCAAGTTCAGCCAGGGCAAATGCCTGGGTGAGTATTTCCTTGACCATGTAGGCTGAGAATAGCGATGCAGCCGCCGTCTTCATGGACGCGAACGACTTTGAATACTGTTGCTCAGTCTTTTTTACTCCAGCAGATGCCTTGTCCTTATAAAGGAGTTCAAGCGTTGTTTTGGTAACTGTACTCATATCAGTCTCGGTTCACTTTGGCCATTTCAGCTAATTCACCTTCGATTACTGTCAACATGCTCCAGTCCTGTATGCTGAGCATATCCACCTGCAGGGAAGCCCCTGCTCGCTTCAACGTGACAATATTGAGCAGTGCTGAAGTGTATTCCATTATCGGCTCGTATTTCGGTACAGGGCAATCTTTGCAGACTGGCAACATCTCCGAGTGTTCCATGGTGAAATACTCACATTTGATACAGCCAGAATCATCATCATTATCTCCCAGAAGAACCTTCAGACACTCTACGACTTTTTTTTTAAAGCAGCGGTTTCACCCTCTGCATCCTCTACTGCATCAACAAGGGCTGCACGACCTTCGATGGGAAGATTTCTGAATGAAGACGCCCTCTTGACCCCGGGACCAAAAACATGCTCAGCGAGTTTGACCAGGTGGTATCCGGTCAACACCTCGAAATGAAGTTTCCACCCTTCTACAGTATTGTTGAGTGGTCTCCAGGTATATTTTTTCCCATCATGAACTTCATCGCCAGCGGGATCTTCTGCCAAATATTCATAGCCTTCACAATCCACCAGAATATCCAGCGCACTATTGATCATTTTCTCTTTTGAGATGGAGTTAATGAATATTTCGAGAGCCTTTTCAGGTGTGTCCCTGGCAGCTTCCATGGCAGCCAGGTTTAGGCCACGCAACTGAAAGGCCAAACGCTGTTCTGTGGTGGGCGGTGTATAAGTCAGAATACACCGCTCACCCTTTTCTATAATCTCAAACTGCTGAGGAAGATTACTTAACCTTAAAGGCATAGCGACCTACCCTGCGTATGCTTCAATAGCGTTATAAACATCCAGCAATGATGAACCAAAGGCGGTATTCTCCATCACTTCAAACTCGATGGGACAGGTGATGGTGTCATTGGGACCGCCTACAGGATTGGCATCTTTGATCTTCAGTTGTGGGAAGATCAGATCAAACCCATAGTATTGGGCCCCACCTGAGGCAACCAGCGTCGAGTTGTAGCTCTCGATCTCAAAGGAAAGCGCCTGTTGGTTTAAGAAGTGATCAACCTCAGAGCCACTGGCATCAAACTCAAGCGTACAGTTGAATGTCTGATTCCGTCTGCCCCGCAGTGGCCTGGTGAGTATCCCTGCTCCGTTAAAAGCATGACAATCATCCAGAGGTACATTGTTGTTGAACTGCCAGTTCGCATCAATAATCCGGGCAGAAATGTCACTCAACGTGGAGCCCAGATCAGAAGTGGTCTTACTCTGGGTTGAGGGATCACCAAAACCACCGGTTGAGTACCATACTTTGGCATCGCCAGCCTTCATGGGCAGTTCAGATATCTCAGAAGCACTGCCGGATCCAGCTGCTATGGTGCCAGAACCAAATCCAGGAGCTGAGATATTCCAGAATCCCTTGCGGGCTACAGACAGTGTGAATCCATTCAAAAAACAACCCGTGTATTTTTTATGGAAACCTGATGTCAGATAATCCTGCATGGTAAATGATGGCAGCTCAAAAGTGGTCAGAGGAGAAAATGAATGCTTGTAGCTGGCCAGCGCTGCTTCCTGGGCACTTGAGATGGCCCCCATCCCATAGGCAGCAATAAAGGCCAATGTGCCGGGACGGCATTTTGACTGGGAAAGTTCAAACTCGGTATGCTGCGCCAGCTCATCCAGCCGTGTTGACTCTTCACCGCCACCAATTTCATCAAGATCATTTTCCATCTCTTTCTTGACTTTAACTGGAGGGCTGGTGAGCCTCAGTGCGGTGTCAATCGTCTGCGCGGTGTCATAGGCTGTTTCTTTGCTATTGGCCGATACGTATATCCGCCGGCTGTGTCCTTTATACATTTTCGACCTCCATGTATATGATTAATTCCATATTTGCAGTTACGACCCACTCAGAACCCGCTTCAGGTTCTCGCCAGGTCACATTAAATGATCCATTGTCCAGATCTATCCCTGCCCCGCCCAGGATCGCTCCACTGTCTTTCATCTCTCTGAATATCCTGCGAACCTCTGAGAGCAATCTTTTTGCAATGGTATCCAGTGCCCCAGGATCCCCACCGGCAGTGACAATCTCGATCAGAACGGGGACCTGGAAATCAAAGCTCAGGTTGGCAGTCTGGTCGGTAGGCACTTCATCGGATCCGCTGAGTACCAGGACACCGATGGCTGGGAGTTGGTGCTTGGCAAAGGCACTGAAATCCGGCCTGATCTTCTCCTCAACGGTATTTACGTAACCATCATCCTTGGCTAATTCAGTTGCGATATATGAATCAGCTTTGATGGCTGCAACCACAGCGGCTTCGAGAGCATTAATTTCATTAGACATCAGGCACTCACATATTCAATAAATCGTTTTCTAAATTCACGTGGATCCTCAGGGTCCTGGAAGAACAACCAGGGACGCATTCGCTGTTGAAATTTGCCATACGATAGGCCACTTCTCAGGATCAGCTTATCTCGTGTGATTACTGTCCCCAGACTTCCCCCGCGGGATAACTTCCCAGTGTCGCGCATAATGTTTGTATTTGATGTGACCCGTTTGCCTGAAGGCCTTTTGCGACCCTTTACGGTACCCTGACCTCTGACCTTCTTCACACCACCATGAGCTGGAATGACCGTGCCATCCATCCTGGTGTATTGAGGAGCCAATCGATCCCAGTTCACACCACGGTAAGAGCCGCCATTTTTTAGTTTATCAAAAGTGTTCCGCGTCTTTTTGAGAATGATATTTCGGGCAACCTTGAAGAAGGGACCAATATTCGTGATCCTTTTACCCAGCCGTTTCAAGTGGGGTGTGATGTCATCTTTTGATATGACGAGTCTGGTATCCATCATTTACCAATCAAATCCGTCCAGCGAACCTGCTGTACTATCCAGGAGCGTTCCATCAGCGTCATATCTACCCTTGCGGATTGCTGGCTCCACACCTGCCATATTGTGTGAAATATCCGATCCTGAGCCCAGGGTTGTGCCGTCAGGGTCGATGACCTGCAAGACCCCATCCCTGATATCCTTCAGTTGCTTCGTGGCGTTGGATTGCAGGATGGCATAGGTAGGCGCTTCACCGGTACTGATGATACGCCCCATCATCTTTAAGCAATAGGCAACTGCCAGTTCCTGGGTGATCTGTTCAATGATCGCCGGGATATTGTCCGGATCAAATTTCTGAGTGCTGGAATTATAGGCAGCCGAATACTTCTGCCCCACAGAACCATCCACAATGGCCGTCGCTCTCAGGATCCGCGCGGTGATGAAAGCGGTAGTCATCTCTGATGGTAGATTGTCAGGGAGGTCACCCTGGACATTCACAACGGTTGCATACGGTTGTAAGGCCATGATTCACCTAATCTTTCTTAGGTTTTAAGGGTTTGGGTTTTGCTTTACCCATTCTGAACAAAGGGTGCCCCTCAGGGAGATCCAGGATCTTACCCTTTTTGTAACTCTCGGAGGGTTTGTTGCCCTCCGAGAACTTTGTATCCTGGAGAATAATGGCGCGCATTACTCAGCTTCCTCAGCCGCTTTTGCTGCAAGAATCATTTCAATCAATTCTGGTTCCAGTTTCTTGGAATAGCCTTTGATTTCATTTTCTTTGCAATACAGCTTGAGCTGTGGAACGGAGAGCTTTTCCAAACC